TTACATCTGATGTAGATGGTAAGTATGTTGTTCTTGGCGGTAATATGCGGTTAAAGGCAGCAAAAGAGGTAGGAATTAAACAAATAGAAATAATTACTGCTGATGACTGGACTGAGGAGCAAAAGGCAGAGTTCTTGATAAAGGATAACTTAAGTTTTGGTGAGTGGGATTATTCAGCAATAAGTAGCGATTGGGATAATGAGCTGCTTGTTGACTGGGGACTGGATGTTCCACAGTTTGCTCCTGAAGTTGACTATTCAATTCTTGATGATGAGGAAATGGATGATCAGCTAAACGAAATGTCAGCTGGAGTGAAAAAGGCAATCCAAATAGAGTTTGAATCTGAACATTACGAAGAAGCCTACGAACTTGTAAAGTTTTGGAGACAAAAAGAACTTTATATCGGTGGATTCATAATGGAAAAACTTAAAGAGGAAAAGGAAAAGTTATGAAATTAAATGAAGGTCAAATAGACGGAATAAAATTTTATCATCGAGAAGGATTTTCAGACCTTAAAACTTTTAACGAAGTTATAGGGAATAAAACCTATTTGAAAAAAGGAATGACAATAAACAAAGATGAAAAGTGGATGGACTGCGGTGGCAATGTTGGTGCATTTGCTTTATTAGCTTGTTCAAAAGGTGCGAAAGTTACTATTTATGAGCCTGATCCTTTTAATTGTAAAATGATTGAGCGCAATTTAAAGTTGAATAATTTCGATGCTGAGATAAAACAGTTTGCTCTGGTTCATAACGATATAAAAGAAATAATACTTTTTATAGGTAATAATAATCAAACATGGAGAAATTCTATTGTTAAGAAATGGAATAACAAAGGGATAAAAGTTCCTTGTTTAAACTTCGATTTAGAAGCTGAAAATTTTGATTGTTGCAAAATGGATATTGAGGGTGCAGAAATGCCTATTCTTGAAAACACTAATAAAATATTTAAAAAATTGGTTTATGAATGGAGTTTTGACATAGATCCAGATTTAACGAGATTTTGGAAAATTATTGATAACCAAAATGTATTATATAATATAAATTACGAAAAGCATAGAACTTGCCATGACGATAAAAGAGAAGTTATGTGGCAAAAATCCTGGTTTCCAGCTTGCACAAATGTTTTTGCTTTTAATAAATAAAATATGAAAAGAATTGATTTAATATTACAAAAACACGATGTCAAAATTGGCGATATATGCGAATATATTGAGCCAAATGTAACCGAAGATTGTATATTTTACGCAGATGACGAGCCTATTGGCTTTTATCTTACAAAGATGCCTGAAAAGATGTGTAAGTTATCAGACTTGGCAAATTCTGAATTGCAAACTAAAAACGTTCCAAAAACAGAAATGCAAAGAGCTAAAATGTTAGGGTTTGATAAAAATGGCAAAGGTATTGTTGATAGAAGTTGTAAACAATTTTCAACTATTTTAGGATCAGTTCCTCCAAAACCACACATGAGACGACCGTACCCAACTCAATCAAGTGTTCATAGGTTTAAGTCTGCTCAAATTTTTATTAAAGCTATGTTGCTTTTAGCAAAAGAAAGTGAGCAACTTATAAAAGAAATACTCCCAAAACAATACGAACAACAAATTGAATTATTTAAAGATGTTTCTGAAAAATGGAGGTTTGGAAACTTATTTACAAGTTCAATATCCAATTACAATATATCAGCACCTTTTCATAAAGATGCAGGAAACATCGTCGGAGCAGTAAATGTAATAATTTGCAAAAAATTAAACTCTAAAGGCGGTGATTTACATATTCCTGATTATAATGCAACAATAGGGCAACAAGACAATTCAATTTTAGTTTATCCAGCTTGGCGCAATATTCACGGAGTTACTCCAATTATACCAACACACGAAGGTGGATATAGAAATTCGCTTGTATTTTATCCTTTAAAAGCATTTGTTAATTTATAGTACATTTGTACAATTATGAACACACAAAAAAAGGCTATGCTTGAAGCACTTGAAAAAAGTCTTGGCATTGTAACAACGGCAAGTAAGATATCAGGAGTATCGAGATCAGCGCACTACTTATGGATGCGTGAGGATGAGGAATATCGAAACTTTGTTAATGACTTAGATAATATTACAATAGATTTTGCTGAAAGTAAGCTGCATAAGCTAATTGATGAAGGAGATACAACTGCTACTATATTCTTTTTAAAAACAAAAGGCAAAAAGAGAGGATATCAAGAGAAAATGGAATATGAGGTAACAAAAGCACCAATCATAATTATACCAGGCGATGAGCCAACAAATAATTGACTTTAGTCAAAAAGCTAATAATATATTCAGCAAGGTATATTACGAAGTCAGGAAAGCAAAAAGTAGGATAGTAGTCATTTATGGTGGTGCTGGTTCAAGCAAGTCATACTCAGTACATCAGAATGAGTTGCTGAACCTTATGACTGCTAAGTATGATACGCTTGTACTTCGTAAGTCTGGATCAGACCTTCGTGAATCTTCCTTTAAATTATTTGAGCAATTAATTTCTGCTTATAATCTTAACCACTTATTTTCATCCTCTTTTTACGCTGACAATAGGCGAATAACTTACCTTCCATCAGGAAAGTCATTGATATTTAAAGGTGTTGATGATTCAGAGAAGTTAAAGTCAATAGTAGGCATTCAGCGAATAATAATGGAAGAGGCATCTCAATTTGATTTTGAGGACTTCCTTGAAATTAATCGTAGGGCAAGAGGTGTGGACAATATCCAAATTACTTTAATCTTAAATCCAGTTAGCGAAAAGCATTGGATAAAAAGAAAGCTATGTGATGAAGGTAGTCCTTATAAGGGTGATACAACAGTACTGCGATTCACCTACTCAGATAATAAGTTCCTTACTGCACAAGACATTGCAGAACTTGAACGATTAAAGTTCGTAAATGAGAATCAGTATCGAATCTATGTATTAGCTGAATGGGGAATTGACGACAATAGCAATCGCTTTGCCTATGCCTTTAACGAAGATAAGCATACCGGTGATGTGCCACTACTTGAAAAAGAAGCTATTTATTTATCCTTTGACTTTAATAGGGATCCGATTAGTTGTACAGTCTTTCAGGAAAAAGATGGTGTTATTCGTGTTCCTTATGTTCTAAAGTTAGCGACATCAAATATCTATGAATTATGCGACCATATCATTGCCAAATTTGGAAGGAAGTTGTTTATGGTAACTGGTGATGCTACTGGTAAGTCTTCATCTGCAATGGTGCAAGACGATATTAATTACTATACTATAATTAGGCAGAAGTTAAATTTATCACCTGGTCAGCTTCAAGTTCCATCGGTTAATCCAAGAGTGCGAGAGAATAGAGTGCTTGTCAATGCAATTTTATCACATAAGCCAGTATTAATTGACAAGACAAATGCCTCACCTTTAATCTATGACTTACTTTATTGTGAAGTTGATGGAAATGGTGATTTAGTCAAGGATAGGTCAAATGAGGCAAGGAAAGCCGATATACTTGATGAATTTAGGTATTACCTGAATACTTATCACTCTGATTTCTTAGATATGGTAGGAAGGTAGTATTAATTCAATTTAATTATTAAATTTGCACAAATTAAGTTCAAATGGCTAAAGCAAATAAACCGATTCCGAAAACTACAAAAGGTAAGGGTAAGAACTTCTTGCCAGTAAGTCAAGGCGGTGGTATGACTGAAGCTGGAAGAAAGCTATACAATAAACTTAATGACGCGAATTTAAAAGCACCAGCACCAAACCCTAAGACTGAGGCAGACAAGAAAAGGAAGGATTCTTTTTGCGCCAGGTCAATCGGTTGGACTGGAGAACGCGGAAGGGCTGCTAGGGGTAGATGGAAATGTTAAAAAAACCTATATATGTATAAAATATCAATAACAAATATTCCAAGGAAGTCGGGCGTATATCAGTTTAAGAACAATATAAACAATAAAGTTTACATTGGCAGTTCAAAAAACATTTACTACCGATTAAAAGACCATTTAAAAACACTTCGCGCCAACAAGCATTATAATAATTATTTTCAAAGCTCTTGGAATAAATATGGAGAAGAAAATTTTGAGTTTAGCATTCTCGAGCTATGTGACGTAAAAAATATATTAATAGTGGAACAAAAATATATAGATAATAATAATGCTTGCAATTCAGAGTTTGGATATAATTTAATGCCAAATGCATTAAATAATTCAGGTTATAAATGGACTGATGATTATAAAAGAAAAAGGTCAAAATATGAGATTGACAAATACGCTAATCTTGCAGGTGATGAAAAAGAAAAAAAAAGACAACAACTTATACAGGCATATAAATGCAGAAAAAATTTTACTGCAACTCGAGAAAGTAGAATAAAAAAATCAAGAAAAATGAAGTTTATAAGTAAGGAAGGTTTAGAGTATATACCAGAACTTCCAGTTGAATTCATGAAGAAACATTTGCTAGATAAATCGGAATGCCATAAAGTTGCGAAATCAAAGCAAAAACCAACATACGGTAGAAATGGCGTAAAATATTTTACTACTCCAAAAACACACAAGGGTTGGAAAATAGAATATGTATAAAACGATGGAACTGCTAATCTATAAATATATGCTAACTACATCATTAATAACTGCTATATTAATCATTGGGATTAAGAAGTCAATGGAAGATGGATATATTCTATCCAAATTCAGAGAGTGGGCAGAAATTGAAGCTGACAAGTCTGACTTGGTAAGATTCATTTTAACACCTATATGCCTATGCACTTATTGTATGTCCTCAGTGTGGACAGTTATTGTCCAATTCCAAATTGGATATACATCATTAATATCCTTAATTGGTAGTGTATTTTTGACTTTAGGTATGGTGGTAATAATCAAATCAATAATAGAAAAAAATGAGTATTAGTGATGTGAGTAATGCCTTAATAGGTAATGGCTTTAAAAAGATGCATTCTTGCGGATGTGCTGGTGGTGAGAGTAGCTGGACAAAGCAAGGAAGCACTAAAGTAGTTCGTGTTCGATTTTCACCTAAATTAATTGAGATAAGGGATAGAAATAGACACGGCAAGATATTAGCATCATTCAAGTTAGACGAAGTAAATCAAGCAATCGAATCAATATGATTAATAAGTTAAAGAAGATATTAGCAGCGTTGAAGGTGCAGTCTAAAGCACCAACATTTGCAACCGATAAAAGGATCGTTGAAGCATTTACTTTAGAAGGAATCACTTATTATACATTTGATGACATATTCAACATTCCAGTTGAACGTGCATTTAGTGCTATTGATTATTACAATGAGATGCAACAAAGATGTACGCGTGATTATTTGATTTCACATTTAGATGCTCAGGATGAGATATTGTCCAGCAAAAAGATTGACATCACTAAATTAGCGCAGTTAAACCTTAACCTGAGAGAGAGGTTAGAAATGATATTTGATGCTGACTTGCTCTACAAGTTAGCCTCAGTAGTTTACTTCGATTCGTCTGAAAGTCCTTACAA